GGCGAGTGAGTGCCATTCGCGTAACGGCTGACGGCGACTTGTACGCCAAGCCCATTAACATCCGATGAGCTTCGGAGTTGGTTTGCGAAATGCGGTCGGGCTAGGGCTTGGCGGCATTGCTTCGTTTTTGACGGGCTACGCAAGCGACGTAATATTTGGCAATCTGGAAACCGAAACCGGCGAAAACTTGGTGCAAGAAAACGGCGGCTTGCTGCTGCTGGAGTAATAAATGGCTATTATTAAAATTTCTGAGTTGCCTGCTGCCGATTCGCCGGTATCGCCGTCGGATGTAGCGCCGTTTTTGCAAAACGGCGTAACTAAAAAAGCGTCTATTGACCAGTTTGGGTTTTTGCCGGCAGGTGCTAACGCGGTAACGCGCACCATTCAGAATAAACTGCGCGACTCAGTTAGCGTGCTTGATTTTGGCGCTGTTGGCGATGGTGTCACAGATGATACTGCTGCGATTCAAGCAACAATTAACGCCGTGCAAACATCAGGCGGCGGCGCGGTATATCTTCCATCCGGTACATACAAAATTACTTCCGCATTGCTGATGCCGTATGGCGTTTCAATGTACGGCGAAGGTGGCACAGCATCTATTTTGTCTTGCTTAAATTGCAACGGCATCAATTTCAATTCCGCCTCTTACGATGGCGGAAACATGTTTTTTTCGGACTTTGCCATTACGAGTCATGCTGGATCGAGTGGAAACTGGACCGCCGTAGAAAGCATTTTGCCTTCTGGTGGCGTTTTTGGCACTGACTCTAGAGATGGCCTGTATTTTTATCGTTTGCGCATTTATGACATTAACCAAGCGTTTATCATCAACGCAACTTGGGAAGCGCATTTTAACGAATTAAAAATTTTTCGCGTAAACAATCCGTTTACTTTTGGTAACTATTCACTGGTTATCCGAATAACAGACTGCAACATGATTTACGAAGGAGGATTTCCTTCGGGTGGAGCAGATCGGCACGGCATTGACTTGAATGGCGCAGTCAATGAAGGCGTGTACATTCGAGGAAACCAAATTTTTGGTTTTGCCCGTGCCGTATCGTTGAATGGCGTGACAACCTATACGCTTATCAATGACAACGATATGTTTGGATCGTCCTATGGCGTTTACATAGGAAACGCGGCAAACAACGTCTTAACAATTAAAAATAACTATTTTGAGATTAGCGCCAACAACGCAATCGGCATTTATCATGCTAACCAAAATGCGGAAGCTGCCGACACAATTGTTGTAGACAGCAACTGTTTTATTACGGGAACTAGCACCGGAACGAAAGGTATTGTTCTTGGCGTTTCGTCAAGCACTTACGTTTGGAACTGGCGTATCCTTAATAATTTGTTTATTGGCTTAAAAACCGTAGACATTGAAGCTAACAACGTACAAAACGTAATTATTGAAAATAACCGTTGTATGTCTACCGACCCAACAAACAACATTGTTGTTGTTGGCGGAAACAGTCTTTATAACTCAAATTACGTCATACATAACAAAGTTGCACAAGGCATTTCTGTTGACTCAGCGGATGCGGCTGCCGGACGCACCATTGTCCGTGAAAATCTTATTGCAGGCACTCAGCAGTTTGGCGCTGTTTGGGCGTCAAGCGGAAAGATTGATGGCAACACAATTGGCAGTGTGACTCCTGCGGCTGGAACATTTACAGACCTTAAAGCTACTTCAAAGGTTTTTAGCGCGTCAGCAACGCAAACAATTAATAACGGCCAAAATGGCGATTTAGATTACGTTTTGCCAAATACGTCAATGCACCTAGTTACGTGTTATTTGATTAACGCGACAAATGTGCATTACGGCCCTGGCGTTTATTTGGTTGTTCGTCAAGGAACATCGACATCCGTTACCACGATCACGACTTTTACGGATGTAACTGTAACTGTAACGGGTTCCTACAAGTTAAATTTTGCAAATGCAACTGGCTACAACGGCAATTTTGCTATAAGCGCCTTGCGATTTTATTAAGATTTTAGGAGTATTTTATGGCTGACAAGAAAATTTCGCAGTTAACCGGCGCAGCAACTCCGCTTGCCGGAACCGAAGTTCTGCCAATCGTACAGAGCGGCAGCACAGTTAAGGTATCAGTTGATAACTTGACCGCTGGCAAAACCGTCAGCGCATCATCAATAAATACAACTGGTGATTCTGGATTTGGAACTTCATCTCCGTCTTATCGAGTTCATGCTGTTTCGAACGCTAACGCAGCAGCAACCGTTGGGGTATCAAACTCAACCGCTGGAACCACATCAGCGGCTAGATTCCTTGCAATTAGTGATGCCGGTAGTGCTTGGCTTGGGATGACCAGCAGCTCATTTACAGACATTACTAACGCTGCTGATGCGGCTCTTTTGAACGCAAATAACGCAAGCGGCGGTTTTGCAATTGCTTTTGACGGTACTGTTCAGGCAAAACTTACGGCCGCCGGAAATTTGCAATTTTTTACATCTGGCAACGGCATAAACGACACAAATAACAACGAACTGATTAAATTTACCACTACTGCTTCTGCCGTCAACGAATTTACAATTACTAACGCCGCGTCGGGCAGCTCCCCGACTTTTTCGGCAACGGGTTCTGGAGCAGACATTGATGTTCGGCTTCGGCCAAAAGGAACCGGAGATGTTCGCGCCATTAGTAAGTTGCGAATTACATCTTCGGCTGAAGACACCAATGCGCGACTTGCCACCAAATTAACAAGCGTTTCCACAAGCGCAACAGATATTAGTCCTATTGGGAATACCTGGGGGAATCTGTGCATTGTTACCGGGCTTGATCCCGGTGGCGCATTTTTTACCGATTTGGTATTTACTTCCGCAACCGCTGGCGCAACTGTTTTGTCTGCAAAAACGGTCAGCGGATCACCTGTCGCAAGAACTTACACAATGTCAGGCTCAGATATTTTGCAAGTAGCTATGGCGTCTGGAACTTACAACATCCATTGCGCTGTGTTCAGCGGTTTGAATTAAGGAGACTGATATGCCGTCTTGGAAATCTAAGATTTGCCGTGGTATGGACGTTGTTGAAACAATTACGTTTACCCGCGAAGACGTTGACGCATCTGGGAATAAGATTTTTGCTTCGGCTGTATACGTTCCCGGTGAGTCAGAGCAAAAGGCTAGAGAGGAATGGTCTTCGGCTGAAATCGAAACAATTGCGGATAAGGTTGCCGCAGGACTTGACGAGGCACTTGCGTCTCGAAAATCAAATCCCATTCAAGCTCCGTAACTAACCTTGCTTGACTCTTTTACGCAACAGCGTACGATTTAACCGTACTGGTCCGGTTGACCAGGGATTCGCTAGGAATCACAATGTCTGAAAACGAAGTAGTAGCGGAACAAGTACCCGCGCCGGAACCGGTTGCTACGGCTGCACCGGAACCCGAAGTTGTTGCTCAAGAGGCAACCCCGCCGGAGGAAAAGCCTGCCAAGACGTTCTCCCAAGAGGAGCTCGACGCGCTGGTAGGTAAACGACTTGCACGGGAACGTCGCAAGTGGGAACGAGAGCAAGCGTTGAAAGCGCCTGAGCCGATGGCCCAGACGCCTGCCGCGCTGCCTGACCGGGACATCGACCCCGACGCTTATACGGAAGCCCTTGCGGCCCGTAAGGCGGAGGAATTGCTGGCCCAGCGTGAGGCGGATCGGCAGCAGCGCGAGCTGTTGACGGCCTATAAGGAACGTGAGGAAGCGGCCTTTGAGAAGTACGACGACTTTGAGCAAGTCGTGTACAATAGGGCGTTGCCAATCACGAACGTGATGGCCGAGACGATTCAGGCTTCGGATGTTGGCCCCGACGTAGCGTACTACTTGGGCTCCAACCCCCGCGAGGCTGAACGTATTTCCCGTTTGTCGCCATACCTGCAAGCCAAGGAGATTGGTAAGATTGAGGTCAAGTTGACCGACAATCCGCCGGTCAAAAAGACAACTAATGCGCCCCCGCCGATTAAGCCTGTGACGGCTAAAACCGTCGGCGCACCGGCCCGAGACACGACTGACCCCCGCTCCGTCAAGGACATGAGCACGTCAGAGTGGATTGAAGCCGAGCGTCTGCGACAGATTAAACAGTGGGAAGCCCGACGTAACCGCTAACTTCTTTTTTGGAGATTTACTGTGTCTAATACACTGCTTACTATTGACATGATCACCCGGAAGGCTCTCGAAATTCTTGAGAACAACCTGGTGATCACCCGCAACGTGAACCGTCAGTACGACGACAGCTTCGCTGTCGAAGGTGCCAAGATTGGTTCGACCCTCCGCATCCGTCTGCCGGATCGCGCCCTTGTGACCGACGGCGCCGCGCTTCAGGTGCAGGACGACAACGAGCAGTTCACGACTCTCACCGTCGCCTCGCAGAAGCACATTGGCGTCAACTTCACCAGCGCCGAAATGGCCCTCCAGTTGGACGACTTCGCCGAGCGCGTGCTTAAGCCGCGTATCAGCCAGCTCGCTTCCAGCATCGACGCCGATGTGGCCAACAGCTTCAAGAAGGTCTATCAGTCGGTCGGTACGCCTGGCGTCACCCCCGGCACCTCGCTGGTTCTCTTGCAGGCCCAGCAGAAGCTGAACGAAGCCGCCGCCGGCATGGCCCCGCGCTACGCGACCGTCAACCCGGCCGCCAACGCTGGCCTCGTCGAAGGCATGAAGGGCTTGTTCAACCCGGTGGACTCCATCAGCCGCCAGTTCAAGAACGGCATGATGGGTGAAGGCGTCCTCGGCTACGACGAAATCAACATGTCGCAGTCGATCAAGCAGCACACCAACGGCTCGGCCTCGCGTTCGGACACCCCGATTGTGAAGACCACGCTCGTCAACGGTGCGACCAAGCTGACGCTCGACAACGTGACCGACGGCCTCACCCTCGTCCCCGGCGACGTGTTCACCATCGCTGGCGTGTTTGCGGTCAACCCGCAGACCCGCGAGTCCACCGGTTCGCTGCAGCAGTTCGTTGTGCAGAACACCGTCACCTCGGCTGCTACCGAGTTCGTGGACGTGGAGTTCCTGCCGGCGGTCTACGGCCCGACGCACGCCCTCGCCACGGTCAGCAAGCTGCCGGCCGCGAACGATGTCGTGACCTACGTGGGCGCCGCTAGCGGCCAGTACGCTCAGAACCTGGTGTACCACAAGGACGCAATCACGTTTGCCACCGCCGACCTCCTGCTCCCGCAGGGCGTTGACATGGCGTCGCGTCAGGTCCACAACGGCATCTCCATGCGCGTTGTCCGTCAGTACGACATCAACAACGACCGTATGCCCTGCCGTATCGACGTGCTGTATGGCTACTCGGTGATCCGTCCGCAGATGGCCTGCCGCATCTGGGGCTAATTCTTAACCTTATTCACGGAGTAACTAAAAATGGCAATTCCTAACGGTACTAGTGGCTACCAGGTTGGTGCTGGTAATGTCGGCGAACCGCTGATCTTCCCGCAGGGCGCCCCCACGGCGCTCACGGCGGGTGCGACTGCGACGCCGGATCAGCTGGCGAACGGTCTTTTCACCTTCAACGGCACGGCGGGCAACCTTGTCCTTCCGACCGTTGCTCTTTGGGAGGCGGCCTACTCGTCCGCTGAGAAGGTGGACGCGGCGTTCGACTTCTTTGTCATCAACATCGACGCGGCCGGTTCGGATGCGATTACGGTGGCGGTTGGCACGGGCTGGACGCTTGTGGGCGCGGGCGCGGTTTCGGCGGGTACGTCGGGCCACTTCCGTTGCCGCAAGACCGGCGACGGCGCTTGGACTGTCTACCGCATTTCGTAATGGCAAACGCCCCCTACGGGTGATACCGTAGGGGGCACTGCTCATAGGAGTATTTTGTATGCCTAATACTAAGGCGGTTGGCGTTGCATTTGCCGACCCTGAGTTTGAAAGCGTCACTGTTACAGGTGGTGTGTTTTCTGGCCCGTCTTCTTCTCCGGTTGCGCAGTCCTCGGCGGGCAGCGTCAACCAGTTCTATGTCACGGCTTCGCACGCCTCTGGCGATGTTCGCGGGATTTACTCCCGTGTGAACTTCACAGGGGCTGGCGCTGGTGAGACGCTGCGTGCGTTCTCAACGGTGGCTGCGGCACAGGGCGCAGGACAGACGACCAATGGCGCCCACATCAGCTTGTCGGTCAACTCGGGTGGTTCGATTTCGGGTGCGGCTAACGCGATCCGTGCGACCCTCGGTGTGGCCTCGGGTGTAACCCCTGGTGGTACGCTTGCGTCTTTGAACGTGGATTCGGACTTCCCAAGCAGCGTTTCGCTGCCGGGGTCTGCTGCGTTCATTCGCGCATCGAACAGCAACTCGGGCACGGTGACAAACCTTCTCAACCTTCCCGCCGCAATGGTCGCTGTTCTGGGTGGCACTTCTGCCACGCCGAACCGCAAGATTGCGTGCGTGACGGATGCAGGCACGACGTTTTATCTGATGGCTGTGGTGTAAATGCAAATCACCAAAGAGTTTTTGTTGATTGAGATTGATTCCTTGGAACAGGAGATTGGCAAGTCACAGACTTACATCTCTCAATGTCAAGCGGTAATCTCAGCCTACAAGATGTTGGTGAACCGTATTGAAGCTCCAGAAATCGGAGAAGCGTTAGAGGTAAAATCGGAATGAACATATATCTTCGCCACCCGGTTCACGGACTGAAAATCGCCATCTCGGATGTAGAGGCGGCTATGGACTACGAGCACGGTTGGGAGGAGTATGATCCTTTGGAACCGGCGGCGCGGCAGGATG